TGCAACGGCTGTGGGCAGTTAGTCAACAAAGAGGACTTTTCAACTGGCAAAGTAGAGGTGACATCATGAGCAACTCATATGACTTTTTAACTTTCGTTATGTTCGAGCAGCACAGACTTTGGAGCGGCACAGATGATCACCGCAAGAAGTCTGTAAGGAAGGCGGAGAAGTTCGCCAACTTCCGCGACTACGGCACTCGGGATCTTGGAGACTTCAAGCCTCACAACATACACGACTTCTTTGACAGCCTCACACGCGAGGGGCTGTCAGACAACACGGTTAACCATTATGCAGCCATGTTGACTCGCGTCTTTGGTCACGCAGTCAACGAGGAGCATATCACCCACGCACCGAGGTTTACTTGGAGGGCAACCAAGACCAACGCACGGCCACTCTTCTTTACTGAAGTACAACTGGAGCAAATGGAGGCTTACCACAGAGGCACGGATGACGCATACATGGAGCACTTCATTGTACTGGGACACCAGACCGGAATGCGACTTGGTGAAATCACCGGACTGACTCGGGACAGCCTCGAGCAAGATGACAGCGGCGCGAACTGGGTGCACCTTGAGGACACCAAGAACGGCGACGAGCGGTACGTCCCATTGAACAAGAGAGCGCACGACGCCTTGGCAGCACTAGACTTCCTACCGGCGCGATACTTCGAACACACGCGATTCTATCGAGCGTGGGGACGTATGCGGCGCGACTTACTACACAGGGATCCGCGCTATGTGTTCCACACTCTAAGGCATACGGCAGCAACCAAGATGGCTAATGACATCAAAGCCAACTCGGCTGTCATTGGTCTTATGTTGGGCCATAGGTCAGAGAAAACGACGCGCAAATACATCAAGGCTAAGCCAAGCGCATTGCAAGCAATCGCGGCACAAATGTCTGGAGGTGTCTAGTTAGTCTCTATCGACTCTCTGTAAATTAGTGCTTACACAGAGCGAGTCTCAAAGCGATACTTGATTCCAAACATACAGAAACTAAAAGAGGTGCGTCTCACTTAGGGCGCACCTTTTGTCCCCCTATTAGAAAGACAAAGGGAAAGCAGACGCATGACTACTAAAGACACTAATGCCGCCTACGAAACATCCATGAGAGACCAAGGAAACGAAAGATACAAAGACAAGCACGAGGGCTCTGAAGATGTCACAGATAGCCCCTCCCACTTCAACCACCTAAAACAAGCAATGCCTAAAGTCACTGAAGGCATACAAAAGGCACTCAAAGAAGGCAGGAAGTCTAAAGGACGGATACCAACTTGGGTCGAAGAGTTATCAACAGTCGAAGAAGATATCTTGGCTTACATCGGTCTAATGTGTTCGTTTAATGGGGTGTTGAAGGTGTCTACAGTCACTCAAATAACCCAGACAATCGGCGAACTGATCGAGAAAGAGTTACTCAAGAACGAGTTGCTTTGGCACGACAAACAGGAACATCAGACAGCCATAGACGTTGCAGCCAAAGCAGGATTGGAGCGCCCAAAGCCACGCAACACCAACAAAAGAATAATCAATCAGGTGACAACGGCACACTCTAGCCCCAAGTACAGACTAAAGGCTTTACGTATAATCGCGGAGAAAAATGGCTTCCGATCGATGAACTTTGGCACCGCAAAGACTAGAGCAGAGCGACAGTCAATCAAAGAACGACGGACCAAACTTGCAGCCCCAGTCCTCTCAATCGTGCTTGAGTGTTCGCATGTGTTCGACAAGTCACTTGAGATCGAAGGTAAAAACAACACAATGCTTCGGTTGAAGTTTACGGAAGCAGCCGAGAAGCAACTGGAGAAGTCAGAGAAATACCTGAGTTGGATGGCACCTATTTTCAAACCGATGCTGTCAGAGCCAAACCCATGGAAAGACTTTGACACTGGTGCCTACCATGACGACTTTTTGTCTAGTTGTGTGAAGTTGGTGAGGTCGTCAACCATAGATCAAGAGAACACAATACGTCACCAGTTTACGAAAGGCACTCCAGATTACGTCCGCGCAGTCAACGCTATCCAAGCCACTCCACTCGCAATCAATGACGCCATTCTGGAGGTTGTCCAGTGGTGTTGGGACGAGCGAAAACAACTGGGCAAGTTTCCGACTCAAGATCTACCGGAGCGCCCAAGAATGCCGGAGAACTGGCAAGACTTGGAGCCGCAAGTCATTGCGGAAATCAAAGCCGACATCAGGCGGCATCAAAAGTTAGTCACGCAGGTTAAGGGCGCAGCGGAGGTCATGAGGCAAGATCTTCAGACAGCGCATGAACTGGCTGTACACGATAAGTTCTTTTTACCGATGAACCTTGATTTTCGAGGGCGTATATACAGCATTCCATCGTTTAACTATTTCCGCGACGATCACATCAAGTCCATGTTTACCTACTTTCGAGGCTACAGAGTTGAGGGAAACAATGCGTACTGGCTGATGATCCATCTGGCAAATGTCGGAGACTTCGACAAGATCAGTAAGGCACCTTTGGACGCGCGTGTTGAGTGGGTCCAAGACAATCACGACAACATTCTTTCAATAGCAAGGGACTTTAAGCAATCTTATGACTTTTGGAGTGAAGCAGACAAGCCGTTTCAATTCGTTGCCGCAGCCTTAGAGTATGCTCGATGGGTTGAGGAAGGTGAAGACTTTGTTTGCTATGTGCCCATCGCCATGGATGGCACTAACTCTGGTGTTCAGCACTACTCATGTCTAAACCGCAGTCAGCGTGAAGGAGCATTGGTCAACCTTGTACCGTCAAAGACCGTGGCAGACATTTACGCCAGTAATGCAGAGAGTGTAACAAAGATCCTTCAGGAGCAGCGGTCGAGCAAAGTGAAGTTTAACGCTAAACGTAAAGACAGTTCGACAGTCGGCAAACTAAGTCGCGTCTGGCTCGACTACGGCATCACAAGATCCGTTTTGAAAAGAGCAACAATGACCTTTGGCTACTCAAGCAAACCAGTGGGCATGGCGGCACAGTTTGTCGAGGATCTGATGAAGCCTTTACAGCGCAAGGTCGCTTACAAACTGATCGATAAGCACCCAATAGCGCCGACAGAGCAAGGACAGTTTGAGGCGGCTAGGTTCATTGCTAACGTCAGCTACCGGGCGATACAAAAGACGCTACCGAAAGTCTCTGGCGCTATGGAGTATCTCCAAGGCATCACGGAGGTCTTGGCGCGCGAGAACAAGGCAGTCAAATGGACTTCTCCTTCTGGCTTTCCAATCGTACAAGACTACCGAAAGACCAGACGTCGAGAGATCAAGATCTTTTTGTATGATCGTGCGATTAAGCAGCGAAAAAGAACTAAAGTTAGTCTTAGTCAGGAGTTGGATGCAGCGGACGTCAAAAAGGCGACAAATGCCATCGCGCCCAACTTCATCCATGGCTGCGACAGCGCCCACGTTCATAAAGTTGTATGTCGCATGATCGACGAGGGTACGGCGGAAGACTTTTTCATGATTCATGACTCATTTTCAGTCAGTGGCAACGCGTGGGATCTTTACGACACCGTAAGATCAACTCTCGTGGATATGTATTCTGAGGACTGTCTGTTTGACAAGTTTGAGGATGAGATCAGGAACCAGTTGAACAATCCGGCTCATGTGTTTGAGCATAAGATCCCAGAGAAGGGATCACTGGATCTGGAGCAAATTAAAAACAGCGACTTTTGTTTTAGTTAGTACTTATGTCCCCCTCTTGAAGGAAGCGATGCATCCTTCGTTTTATCTCTCCCTGTCTGGGGCGGACCTCTGCTACTGGGGTCCGCCCCTTTTTCTAAAAGGACAAAAGTATGCCAAAAGTAACACCATTCCAAACGGCTGTAGGAACTGCGAAATATCCGCATCTGAACACCCCAGACGCAGCGTTTGACAAGGACAACCCGAAGTACAAAACCGAGTTGTTAATGACACCAAAAGAAGCCGAGCCCCTGATGAAGATGATGAGGGAAGCGGCTGCCGACGCATTTGGTAACAAGAAGAATATTAAGTTTGCGTTTTCCAAAGACGAAGAGACTGGACAAGTAAGTTTCAAAGTACAAAGCAAGTATCAACCAAAGTACTACGACTCTAATGGTCAAGTGATTACACCTGAGAAGTTACCAAGAGTTAGCGGTGGTTCCAGATTGAAGGCTGCAGGTATCCTAAACATTTATAGCGTTAGCGGTACTAACGGCGTCGGCTTACTTCTTGATCGGGTACAACTGGTAAAGGTAGTTGACGGTTTCACTGGCGACGGAGGAGGCTTTGACGCTGTTGAAGATGGAGAGTTTTCCATAGAAGATAATGATGGCGAATGGTCATCAGTAAATGGAACTCCAGTAGATGAACTAGATGATGATGATGACTTCTAGTTTAACTAGGAGAAACAGATCTTTCTATCGAGGCTTGGCTAATGGATATCGGTCGGGCCTTGAGGAAACCATTGCTGAACAGTTGAGATCCCACAAGATCGAAGTTCTGTATGAGACTGACAAGATCCAATATGTCGTCCCTTCGAGGAACGCGAAGTACACGCCTGACTTCAAACTCCCGAAGCAAAATGGCTATTGGTATTTAGAATCTAAAGGTATCTGGGCAGTTGCAGATCGAGCCAAGCATTTGCTTATTCGTGATCAACAACCCGACATCGATATAAGGTTCGTATTTTCAAACAGTAGAGCCAAACTCTACAAGGGATCGAAAACTACATACGCCGACTACTGCGAGAAGCATGGTTTTCGATGGGCGCACAAAGTCATTCCGGATGACTGGATAGACGAGTGTGTCCAAGCAAGCGAGAGCAAGGGGTCGTCTTAGGACGGCTCCTTTTTTACTTACAGACAGACAGGGAGATCACAATGGAGCCATCAACGGATGGAGCCGACTTCGTGCGGCATGAGCCGTGTGACAAGTGCGGATCGAGTGACGCCAACTCACTCTACTCAGACAATAGCATGTGGTGCTTTAGTTGCGAGACGTACACGTCAGGAGACGGAGAAATTGCCTACAGATCAAACAAAGTGAAGGATGAAGGTGTAGACTTACTGAGCGGAGAGTTCCGAGAGTTACGAGCGAGACAGATTGACGAGGCTACTTGCCGTAAGTTCGACTATCGCGTTGGCACTCACAAAGGACAACCAGTTCAGATAGCCACCTACAAGGATAGGCAAGGTAAGCCAGTCGCGCAGAAGATCAGGACAAAAGACAAACAGTTTTCAACCGTGGGCAGAGCCAAAGAGATGGGTCTCTACGGTCAACACTTGTGGTCGTCAGGAAAAAAGATCGTTGTTTGCGAAGGCGAGATTGACACGATGACCGTATCGATGATTCAAGGCAATAAATTTGCGACATGCGGTTTGCCTCACGGGGCGCAGTCAGCAAAGAAGCATTTACTGAAAGCCCTCGACTACCTCAACAACTTCGAAGAGATCATCTTGATGTTTGATCAGGATGAGGCAGGGATCGACAGTGCAAAAGCATGTGCCGAAGTCTTGCCACTAGGCAAAACAAAGATTGCTGTGTTACCACACAAAGATCCAAACGAGTGTCTCTTGAAGGGACAGTCAGGCGCAATCATTACAGCGATCCATCAGGCTCAAAGTTACAGACCAGATGGCATCGTCAGCATGGAAGATCTTAGAGACACCATCGCTGTCAAAGACGCTGAGTCACCAATCAAATATCCATATCCAAAACTCAACGAAATGCTGAAGGGGATCAGAACTGGACTGATCACGTTGGCAGCCGGAAGCGGTGTCGGCAAAAGCACATTGATCAGAGAGTTCGCCTATAAGATCCATTCTGATGGGTTCACTGTAGGCATGATGATGTTGGAAGAGTCTACCAAGCGAACCTCCCAAGGTTTGGTAGGCATCCACATCAACAAGAACATTGTGATCGATGATGACGCTGCTTCCAAAGAAGAGATCGAAGATGGCTTTGAAGACCTTCTCTCCCAAGGTCCGATATACCTCTTCGATCACTTCGGATCTACCGATATGGACACCATTGAGAACCGCATCAGATACATGAAGCACGGCCTTGGTTGTGACGTTATCGTGTTAGACCATGTATCGATATTAATCAGTGGCCTTACCGGAGAGACGACTAATGAACGTACTCTTGTAGATTCAATCATCCACCGCCTTCGTGTTCTCTGTAGTGAATTAGACCTAGCGTTGATCCTTGTGTCTCACCTTCGTCGTCCGAGTGGCGACACAGGTCACGAGGGAGGTGCCAAGGTATCTCTCGCACAACTCAGATCCTCGCATTCGATCGCTCAGTTGAGTGACGGATGTATCGGGCTCGAAGTTGATCCAGAGGATCCCACGGCAGGTCTAAGAAATCTCGTTGTCTTAAAGAACCGCTTCACAGGCGAAGTCGGTCCTGCAGATCAACTCCAGTACGACAGAGAAAAAGGGCGTCTCGTGTCGGTACAAGACTTTAGCCCATTTTAAACAGGAGCAAACTAATGAACGACTTAAAGAACTGGCAACAATCAGAGTTGCCTTTGGTAATGAGTAATGCTGAAATCAATAAGATGGCGGATGCTTATCTCGACTACACGTTGAGAACGTCTGTGCAAGCGTATCATTCAGTCAACCATTCTAAAAAAGAGCGACAGATCCTTAAGGTAATTTTGGATGCAGGTGATCGAGGGATCATCAGTTCTGAGATACAGCAAAAGTTACCGCACATGCCTTATGGATCAGTCACATCAAGTTTCAAGAAACTCACGGACGATGGTGTCATTGAGTGTGTTGGGGTCCGCAAGAACTTTCGCGGAAGAAATCAAAAAGTCTGGAGAGCAGTGAAATGATAAAGAGACCGTCAGAATTTGATAACTACACCTTGAACGCATATCAGGCGGACACAGCCGAGACAGCAATCTATCGTGACAAAATCATCTATCCTGCACTCGGATTGGCGAATGAGGCAGGTGAGGTCTGTGGCGCTCTGAAGAAAATAATGAGGGACGAACACGTTTCCGTCGAAGGCTTTGCTTTGACCGACAAGCAGCGGCTCACTGTGGCTGCTGAGTTGGGTGACGTGCTCTGGTACATTGCCGCCCTATCAAGGGATCTAAACATCTCTCTAAACGACGTAGCAAAAATGAACATCGAAAAACTAGCAGATAGAAAAGAGCGTGGTGTT